GCAATCTCGGACGCCAGGATATCCTCGGAGCGGGCTAGAGCCGTACCAGTGGGCGCGGCCGTAGCAACATCGTCAGAATCCCATAGCTCACAGTACAGCGTGCCGGTGGGTATTCCCGTGTTGACCTTGATACTGAGCGTGGCGCTGGTGAGTATCTCCCCGTCGGCCGTGGCGCTGAACTCCGTACCACGACCCTGCGTAGTAGAGTTGTTGTCATCGACGATGTAGTCGTCGCCCGCCTCGGCGTTCGAGTCCGCGACATGAGACCGTTGAGCAATCCACTTGCCACGCTCATAGGTGTCGTTGACGACCTGGATACCGATATCCCACTGGGAGTAGAACTCCTGGCCGGCCGCGCCGGTCTTATCTATGTCGAGCTCCTGGAATCCCTCGGTGTTGACGATGCTGTCCCAGCCCGCGATGGTCGCGTCCGGCGTGGTGTTGAAGATGTCTGCGCCATTACCGATGGCCGCAACCGCATTGCCCGTACCGAGCGTGACCGGGAATCGCCTGAACTGGTCACCCAGTTCACGTGCCAGCACTACGATCTGCTGGTTATTGACCGCGGCCCCGGCATGCTTGCTCTTCACTAGGTGACGCGAGAAGACCAGGGACGGAGCCGCCTCGGCGTTGATGCCGACGCCCCAGAAGGCCGCCAGTACCTTGTTGCCCTGGAGGACCATGTACTCGGTGCCTGTCTCCACCGGACCGATGAGCCGAAGGCCAGAGTAGAGGGTCTCGCCTCCGTCATCGGGATCGGTCTGACTGACCGAACCGTCATAGAGGTGGGTTATGAAGGTGTCGTCGACGTTGAATGGAGCATTCAGCGTGAGGATCTGATCCGTCGAACGGTTAAACGGTGTGTCAACCGTGATATCGAGGAGGTCGTCGCCAGCGGCCTGCTCGTCGTCCTGCAGGTCCATCAGTAACTGGATGAACTCCAGGACCGTGTGGCGGTTGGTCGCGGCTGCGCCTGTCCAGCGTATATTGCCAGTGGCGTCGATCGATATGTCGGTCTTAACGATGGCAACCATTATCAGGACTCCTTAGACTTTTTGGATTTCTTGCTCCTCGATTTCAAGGCATCCTCCATCTTCTTGAGACGTGCCTGCCACCATTCATCGCGCTCAGCATTCCGGGCTAACCAGCCCTTATATTCCACCTTGGCTGCGTTCAACTGTGTCCTCGTGGCAGTCATATCCTGGTCTCCTTTAAGCGAACACTGTGGTTGCAATCGGGAGTGTCCTACCGAGTGCATCCACTATGTACAAGGTAAGGGTTCCAGCTCCAGCGCCTGTCTCCCTCGTAACCATGATCTCCTGGTTCCTTTCTGCATGCCAACCCTTAAAAACCTCGTCGGCCCCTAAGGCTGGCACCGAAAAACGCCTACGGCCATTAGCCAGACTGGTGGCGCCGATGTCGACTGTCACCTCTTCAGCACTAAGGGCAACTGAATGGGACAGGGCGAGTCGGCCTGCTGCTGGCATAACTAGCGGTATCGAGACACCTGGAGCAGATACAGCTATCGTGGTTGTCGGAATATAGGGTGTAGGGAGAGAGCTCTGCTCCAGCTGTGCACCCCAAAGATGCAAGCCAGAAGTTCCATCACCATCATATCCAAATTCAGCATCGGTAGTATTCATGTAAATATCATAGGTATCCGATGCAGTCGCATCACAGGTGGCAGTTATCGAACACCTGTGCCAGCCACCCCCAATGTCTTTAATACGCGCCGTCGGTGCCCCTGATCCTATCGTCTCGACAGTTCCACCCGCCACGTCGAAAAATGTGTAGCTAGCTAACGGAAAGGCCGTACCGTTCAGCTGCAGACGGATGAAGGCTCTCTCTGCAGCCTTGGCGTAAATCGCTAGCGTATAGTCAAGAGTATCTGTAAACCCCGCATACGCCTGGCCCATCCGATGATCTGTGTTGTTGATACTCTCGACAAGCTTATCAGCCGTTAGGGCCCCATCTGGTGCAAGTATGTCGTCCTGGTCGATAGTCGTCTCTGACTTGATCCAAGTCGTATTCAGAGCCTCACTCTGAAGTGCAAAATTAGTCCTAAGGATAGGCACGGCCCCCAGGTCAGCTGGGGACGCCACGAGTACATCAAAGCTATCGCGCCTTGCACGTTCTACTCTGTGGCGTTGCATCTGCCAGTATGCGCGGTCCTGGCGGGCCGTCATGTCAGACGCCGCCCTGCAGCGTTTCGCTCATCTCCCGCAACTGGCCGGAGATGCCCGCTCGAAGGGCACGCTGCCTCTGCTCGGAGCGCAGGTGGGCCTTGACGGCATCTGATGGGGTCACGGGCGGGAACTCGGCCAACTTCTGATTCACCAACCCATCAACCTTGGCAGTGACTTTGGCAACAGCGTCCTCAACCGCGACACGATCCTCATTAAGTGAAACCAGCTCGGCCCTTCCAAGGGCGATACTCCGGTCAAGCGCCCGACGGCGAGCCTCCTTGTCCGCGTTCGCCTGTCCGACCGTCACGGCCTCGGCCCCAGCCTTATCCGCTGCGCTCACCTGCGCTGCTACGTCAGCATCGCCAGCCGAAGTATGACCCTCGTCCTCTGCAGCATCGTCGTCGTCAGAGGGAAGATCGGGCTCACCCCGACGGAAGTGCGGGGCGGCGTCCGTGATCGCCGCCCTGCCCACTGTGGCATCATGGTCAGACTCGAACACGGACTCCGCCACGACCTCCACACGGGGTAAGCCTTCGGAGGTCCAGTTATTATCGTCCTCGTGATCCAGGGTCTCAAGAACCCCTCGAATTTGCTCCTTCGTCGCGGTCGTCATATCTCAATACTCCTGTAAAAGAAAGTTGCTCCTCGAGTATCACTCCAGGTTAGTCGTCCTCGATGACCACCATGGAGAGGGTGACGACGCCCTTGACTGTGATGTTGACGGACTCGTCATCGGTGATATCGGCGGCGTCGATCAAGAGGTTGAAGTTAACCTCAAGGGACCCGTCGGTGTTGTTGAAGAAGACCCCGTTGGCGGTGCTCTCTGCCCGTACGGTGGCGATGACCTCCGCCGTGGCGGCACCGATGGCAGTGCTCGGGATGAGGTCGACATCAGCGGCCGTAATAGTGGCGTCATCCGCGGGCGTAGTGCCCACACCAAAGTCACCAGACCAGGTATCCACCAGATTGGCGTCTGCGCCAGAACCGGCGAAGTTCACATTGGCGATCGCTCCCAGGAACATGAGGTTGCCCTCAGGGAGTCCTTGAAGCACACCAGTACCCCAACCGATGGCCGCGGCCGTCGCTGAGACCACAACCACATCATCGACCTCAATACGGAGCTTCGTGATCCCCTGCTCAACGTGAGGACCCCGCTTGTGCGAATAGGGCAGTCCTTTACCCATTGTATTTCTCCTTATAGAATTTCTGGAGCTGCGAAGGTGGTAGGGGGAGCCGGAGCTCCCCCATTAACCTTAGCTCTCGCGACTGATGAGGCGGGTGATCTTGATCTGCTTCCTCTCGGGGAAGATGCGGATCCAGCTATCCAAATGGGCCAGGTTGTTGGCCGTGCCCAGGTTGCTCGGTCCACCGTTTGCGGCAGTGCCCTGGTAGGCATGACCGGCCGGATGGATGCACCACTCGACGCGGTTGGTGAGGGTTTCCTCACCGCCACCGACGTTGGCCAGAGCGGAACGCTCAACCTCGGTCGGAACCTTGGCGTTGCCGCTACCCCACCGAAGTGCGCCTGCACCCAGGATCCACGAGTGGTAGATCCCCGCGGCCGTCGCGGCCACGCCGGCGCCCGCCGGATTGGGCATGCCATCGTCGATTACGATGAGCTTGCCCTGGAAGAACGGGATATCCACCTCGCCCCGGGCGTCCGGGATGAAGTCAATGAGGTTGTTCTTCTGCATGCGGGAGTAGACGATGGAGTGTACGAAGATCATACCCAGATCCTGCATACTGTCTCCCATCAGCACGGCCGTGTCGATCGCCGCTTCCGCGGAGAAGTCGGTCACGCCTGCGACGTACCCGCCGCCGCTGATGTCGTTGGTGAGGTCGAACTGTACATGCTCGGTGCCACCAGGAGCGGCATCGTTGTCGGCAAAGAGGCCGACCATGGTAGCGATAGTGGCTGCCTGCAACCTGCGGGCCCAATAGGCACCCACGCGATTACCGATAGCAGTCAAGGGGTCTTCACCCGCAAGGTCGCCGGCGAGATCGGCCGATGCCCAATGCTGGTTTCGACTGAGACGCACCTGAACTTCGGTGCCAGTCGCGATCTTCACGACTGTCGCATCGGCGCCCGTATCCGAGGACACGTTGTCGACGTCGTTATCCAGGTCTTGGAAAGAGGGATCATTGAAGGTAATGCCGCCGCCATTGAGCAGGGCCGACAGGCTCTCGTCGCGAACCATTGCCCCTGAGGCGATAATGCGGGATTTTTCCTCGGTGATCTGTTGCGTGTAAGGGTTGAAAATTTCGGGGACGACGATGTCCGCTACTTCTGTGGTGCCTGCGGCCATTGCTGGGTTCTCCTTCTGCTAGGCCAATATGAAATCCTGTCGGACTCGAACCCCGTGGCCGATCCGCCTGCAGCGAGAGACCCGTGTCCCCGCGTATCTTTTTGATTATGTCGCAGGTCGGGGCCCGGCGCGAACCAACGTTCGTCCGAGCCCGTATCCTCACGCCGACTTGCGCTCCTCGGGAGGGCGAGCCGCGCCGATCTTGGAGCCGGCCAATTCGGCCATCCGCTCCGCCTTCTTCGGGTCCTCCTTGAAGAGCTTGCCCTGCTCCGTGAGACTCCAGCTCTTCGCCGACCACGGGTTCGCCCCGCCTCCGCCGCCAGGACGGTCGTCACCGTTCGCTCCGCCACCGGTCGAGGTCGGCCACCAGTGAGGCTTCTGGTCCTTGATCTCCTGGAGCCACATGTCGGGGGTCACGCTGGGCGTTACGCCCACCGCATCCCTGGTCAGGATCTCACCGGCGTCGTCGATCTCGAACAGCCTCTCACCCAGGGCCACCACGTCGTCGATGGCCGTGGGCGCGATCTTGGCTTTTTCAGCCTGTACCCTGATGGCCGCTTGGATTTTACCAGACCGAATCTCTCCGCCGAGAGTCCCGTTCTCCTCCTTGAGGGTCCCATTTTCCTCCTTGAGGGTTTTATTCTCCCTCTCGATCGGAGCCACGTGACGCGCAAGCCGGGCATTGACCATCTCTTCGATCTTCTCCTCGCTTGGAGCGCCGTCCCCAGGTTCCAGCTCTCCAGCCTCCTTCATGGCCCGGAGTTCCTTCAACTCTTCCAGTTCATCATGGACAGTCTCCGGATCCACGCCCTCCAGAGCGCGCAGCTTGGTCTTGACGACCTTATGGTCAGCCTTCTCTTTCGTGAGTGCGCCTTGCAGACGCTCCACGTTTTCGTTGGTCTGCAAGCCCTCGATACCGGTGAGGTGCCAGGAGCCATCCTTTTCTTCGTACAGGGTTTCGAATCCTTCAGGGATCTCCTCCTGTGTTTCGTACTTCAGCTTGAGTGCCATCGGTAGTCTTCCTTGTATCCAGGCAACGCGCCCGTGCGCGTACCCCCGCCCCGTGGCGGTGTTTCACCCCGAACCCGCGTCCGGAGGTAGAGTGGTTAGTCTATTGTAAGCCAACCATAGTACGCCCATTCCTCGGGCGGCTCGAAAGTGCCTTCACGTTGCACCGACGTCACGGCCCACAGGGCGGTACGACCATCCTTCATGACCGATAGGTTCACACAGTCCTGGTCGTGAACTGCTGTTACTACCGCTGGGCTTTGGGTTACCTGACCATCATCCGCAGTCTCCTGCATCAGTACGGTATCCCCGATCCTCGGCATATTCCTGGGCTCTACGTCCCGCTCGATTTTACTCTTCTTAACCATTTCGATTCTCCTCAAGTAGTGGGATACGGACCGATTTACAGTTGAAGTGCTGAGGAGGTCTCGGTCCCTCGCCGGCCTCGAACACTGTTCCATCTAATTTCCTGCACACATCGGAGCTTTCAGTCTTCCCCGGGAGTGTCTCATACCGTTCGTCTAGTCCGGCCTTCGCGGCAGCATCTCCTCTCACAACTGAGAAGAAGTGCATGATTGCCGTGGTCGTTAGCGGAGTCAGCTGCCGTTCTGCAGTTCCCAGGGCGCCGTCTCTACCCCTGGCTCGCACAGTACCCATGATCCGTTGGGTTATAACCTCTGCTCTTGCACCTTCGGCTACGCCCATATGGATCTCTGCTTCCAGGCGATCCCGGTCCGAGCGCCTTATACCATCTACCCAGGAGCGCAGTGTGCGCCCGCGGATCCTCTCGGAACTGACTGCAGGTACCCGGGGAATCCCCTGGAGATCCAGGTCTGCGCGAGCTGACTGGGTTTCCTCGTGGGCGAACTCAGACAGGGCCTCTTCCAATAGCTGTTGAACCCGTACAAAAACGGCCCCACGCAGGATCGCCACGTTGCGGGTAAGCTTGTTAACTTGAGACAAGGTCCGGCGCCCGGTCAAGGCCGTCAGCAGGCGTGCCCTCAACATATCGTCGGCAGAGCGTAGCTCACGCTTCACCTCACGGACGAGAGCCCTAGCCCGCTTCTGTGCCTCCTTGTGGGCCTCCAGGATGTCAGAGCGCAGGGTCACAGACCGTCGCCCGTCCTGACGGTACCGGGACCGTCATCGTCATCCCCTGGCTCCGGACCGAGCGGGATCTCATCTGCCAGCTCCTCCTCAAGCTGTGCAATCTCCTCATCATAGGTCATATCGGTGAGGTCCTTATCCCGCATGAGTCGATGGATTGACCGCCTGCTGAGCGGCGCCCCGACTGTCCGGGCCTGCATGTACGCCAGCAGCTGATGCCCGTCGAGAGGCTCTTCGATGAAGTCTGTATTGGGTACGATCTTGACCTCATCTGGATCAGCACCGACCCACTCGGCCGCGACCTTGAGCAGGTTCTCCACGGCCTCGGCACTCGTTATAGCAATGCTCGCAAGCGTGGCCGTGGACGCCGCGACGCGCACGTGCAAGGCCTCACCGGACTGGCGTTCGCCGTGCTTGTCCGCTAGCAGCTGGGCGCCCTTGACAGACGCGTCGTCCTTGTCATTCTCAAGAGCCTGACGCATCTCGGAGAGGCCGGCGGCAGACACGCCTA